CTTTTGCTTCGTCCGAAATAGTGAGTGGTTTATGTGCCATTAGTTATAACTATACCCCGTGTTTCCTTGATCTAATTTTTTAAATAACTGTTCATGTTGTTTCATAATTTCTTCATCTGAATCCATCATCCGATCCATTTGATCTTCAAGTTTTTCTACTTTTCTTTCAAGTTTTTCTACTTGATTCTCATGTACTGCTTGAATAGTTGAAAGTTCAAAAGTTCTAGATAAAGACCAGCCCCCTAATGCAATTAGGAGTCCAACCAACATCGTTAAAATTTTTTCCATCATATTAGTCTATCGCATTCCATTCTGCTTCATGAAGTATAGCAGAACATTTAGATACGATCAATTCGAATATAGATGGCCCTGTCAAAAAAGCTAGTAAAACCACTATGATTATTATTATCCCCTGTAATTGGTAATTCATAAACCACTATTTAAACCAATTTAAGATTTTTTGCCATAAGGATACAGTTTGTTCCCATACACAGTCACAATGAACACATTCATTTTTTCCTCGATGCCTGTGTCCACAGTCTAGACATAAATTTTGTGCGTCTACTCTTATCATTTTTTCTCCTTTACAATTCCCCAACTATTATCTTTTTTAGATGGAGTGGATTGTTCTATATTATAAAAAAACCTATCAGTATCTTCAGTCTTCCACTGACCAGTATCTTCTACATTCCATTCTGATGTTTGCACTTTCCAATCGGGGATTTCATTTTTAACAGTAAATGAAGGTATATCCCATAGGATTCTATTGTTAGGTTGTGCTGCATAATTGCCTTCATCAAGGGCTAATATATGAGCGCACTTGTGTTCATGCGGAATTTCAGAATGATCTGTATCGATAATATTACTCTCTGGATGCGCCCAGTCAACTGTAAAAAGATAGGATCCACTATGGGTTTGCTTATCTTTACCGAAATATTTACCAGCTTGGCCGTCTAGGATATCATAAGAAGTGACAGCAGGATAATAACTAAAACAATTCCAAAGCTCCAACTCGTCAAGTCTACGTCTAGGTACTTCTTGGACATCAAATCCTCTTTGAATGAAGGCCGAAATAGGCAAACGATAGAACACAGCACCGTTTTCCATAATAGCATGAAAGAGGATAGGACGCCCTGTAATAGATGCCATCCCGAATATAATACAGTCTTCAGCTTCGCCGTGATGTTTTTTAAGATCATAGAGATACTCTCTCCTGATCTGTGCATACGTCACAGGTATATTTGCATTCAGATAAGCCATTAGAGTTCATTAAAATATTATTGCGCCAATAACAATACCAATAATAAAACCTACCAGATATTCTCTGTAGTGAAGAGATAATACATCCCATTTCACTTTTAGTTTACTAAGTACTTCCTTCATAGTTGCCTCCTATTTTATGGATCCCCAATTTGGCCCTGATTCATAGTCAACTTTATTAGGGATTTTTAAATCAACCGCGTTTTCCATAATCTCTTTTATTCTATCAGCTTGTTCACTATCTACAACCGAAATATCTAACTCATCATGGATTTGTATATGTGGGGTAATACCCTCTTTATATAAATCTAACATAGCTTTTTTAGTCATATCGGCAGCAGATCCTTGGATTAATCTGTTTAAAGATTTATAAGTAAATGCTCTTCGATGACCATTTTGATGCCAATAATTCTTTTTGGGATTGCCTTCTTTATCTTTAATTATTTCGCCTTCATCATCTTTTAAATGAGGACCCATTTCTTGAAGCTCTAACATCCGTTCATGATCTTCGGCTGGTACATATTTTCCCCAGTCATCACCTCTTAAGATAGGTTCATACCTAGGAAATCTACAACGTCTTCCTAATAAAGTTTTTATTTGTCCTTTACTAGATGCAGCGCTCATAAGTTTATTCATTAACTGTTTAACGAAAGGAACCTTTGCGTGATAACGCTCAGATAATTCAGAAGCTTTTTCTTTACTCACTCCTAATTCTGCTTGAAGTTTGGCTTTACCCATTCCATAAAATAATCCAAGGTTAATTGTTTTAGCCTGGGATCGTGGTATGTCTGCCATCTCTGCTACAATCTGGTGAAAGTCTGTGGAAGGATTTGTATCATAAGAATCAGCAATAGGATTAACAGAAGGTAATCCAAATCGTAATGCATAGTGAGCTACTAATCTTGGTTCCTGTTGCGAGTAGTCAAAACAACCCCACTGACATCCTTCTTCTGGTATAAATAAACTTCGAATCAATGGACCAGTGAAAGGATCTCTCGCTGGAATTTGTTGTAAGTTAGGATTAGAATAACTAAATCTCCCTGTAACTGTTCCTCCATCATCTGATCTTATTTGATTTATTTCGGCATGGATTCTGCCGTTGTGTTCATAATCTAAAATGGTATCAATAAAGGTAGTATTAACCTTGTTAATTTTTCTAGCTTCTGCTATCATCTTAACAATAGGATGTTCATGATTAGAAAGGAAATTTTTTGTAAATGAAGGAGAGTCCGTCTTTTCGGTTCGGCTATAAGGTAGCTTCAACTTGTCAAAAACTTTGGCAATTGACCGTGCAGCCCATATTTGAGTTTCTATTCCTGTGTCTATTTTTACTTGGTGGATTAATCTTTCTTCTTGGCGCGTTAGCTGTCGCTTTAATTCATTCGCTCTTTGAACGTCCACTCTCACTCCAAGAAATCTCATGTCAACCAGACAAGGAAACAAATCGGTCTCAAGATTAAAAATATCTTGAAGATCTTCTTCCACTAAAGATTTTTTTACACGTTGCCATAACTCAAAAGTTAGTTCTGCATCTTTTTCTGCGTATGCTCCTACTTCTTGAGCGGGTAACATCCACATATCTTTTTTAGGATCAATACCTCTGGCTTTAGCTGCTTCATTTAGAGCTCTTTCATTTTTTCCTTTGCTTAGAAAATGCCACGATAAAGTATTAAGTGTATATGAAAATCTATTTTCATCTAGAATAGAACATGCAATCATCGTATCCACGATTAAACCATTGATTTTTAAGCCTAATCTTCTTATCCAACAGACGTCATACATTGCATTATGAAAAATTTTTGTCGCTGGACATTCTAAAATATCTTTAAACCACGCTAAAGTTTTTTTACGATCCATGTTAGGACCTTCTCCATGAGCAATTGGAAAATACCAAGATTCATTATAAACAGCAACACTGATTCCAACTACATCTCCCTTTCCTATAATTGCACCTGAACCTTTAGATTTTAATTCCGGGTCTTTTGTTTCTAAGTCAATTGCTATTTCATCATACGATCTTAAGTCGGGATATTCTTCTGGTTGCACCCACTCGGTTTGTGGCTGCATGTAAGTAGGTAATTTCATTTCTTATCTTTTAGTTTTAAGATTTCTAAATCACAATAATGTTTTATTTTTTCTAAGTCTTGAATTCCGTTTTTGTTTTTATAGCGACATACATATTTTATAACGTTGCCTTGAAAAAACGAGAGATCATTTTTAGAAATAAACTCATAAGGTTGAATGTGAAAGTCTTTGTAATGACTTCCGCCGACCTGCCTTGATTGTGGAAATGCTTTTGCCATGTCGTCATCACTTGTCATAATTGATATTCCTTCTTTTTAACTTTTGCTTTTAACTTATATAGCTTATTTCGTGCCCTTGTGCAACCTACATACCATACCCTGTGTTCTTCATCCTGTTTATCCACACTCAATTTTATTCCCTTCTGCACCTTATCTCCTTGATGTAAAGAAAGAATTACATTATCTTCTTCACCGCCTTTTGCGGCATGTATTGTAGATAAAAATATTCTAGCATTATCACTTAGTTGTTCGTTCTGAGTTAATAAATTTCTTATATATAAAACTTCTTTTTGATTAGCTGCAGTAAAAACATCATACCAAGGTTTCTTAGCATCCCATTTTGCGCCAGGTATATATTCTCTAATTTCATTTATATCTTTACTTTCAATGGCTTCATTCATACACCATTTAGTATAAGCGTTAGCTGCATTATAAATACTGACCTTAAAACTTTTTCCTTTATTACTTTGAAAATAAATATTTTTTCTTTTTAATTGTTCCATTATTTCTAATAGATTACTTTTCGTTCGTGTGAGGATTAACCATTTGCCTTTAGACAAATCCACTTGACCTAAATTATTGATCGTAGACGCAAAACCCTCTTGCGCCCGTGGTAGATATTCTTTTTGTTTCCTGATGCCTGATATACGACTAATGGGAATTGTAGATTGCTCTTGAACCGCTTGGGAAATTCTTCTAGAATAACGAAGAACTCTTTCTTTAGCAGGTTCTTTAATAAATCGATTTACATCAGCGCCGGCCCATGCAAAAATAGCTTGGTCATCATCCCCAGCTAAATAAATATTTTCTGTATGGTCCTTTAAGACATCATAGAGTTTCCATTGTAAAG